GAACTGAATGATCTCCCATCTCCCATCTAATCCAACTACTGCCGCATTCGCGCCCGCATCCAGCATCGCATCCCGCGTCGTGCTGCTCAGCGCCACGCCAGTTCCGATGGATACATCGAGTGTGTTGATCTCATCGAACACGTTTCCGCCTGACCATGCGCCAAGCACCGAACTCGCAAATCCGGTGATAGCGCTGTTCTCAACGAAGCCAAGTTCGGTGTAATTGAGATCGTCCGTACTGCGGAACAGGCTGGTGCCTATGTTGGATGCGCCAGTCATAGCCGCATATAGTCCGGCGTCGTCGTCTGCATCCTGCAATATCGGAATGTCGAGCAGCATGAGCGTTGATGGAGCCACCAGCACTATGCTCTCCTGTCCTGTAACTAGCGCCGCCGCCGTCACGTTCGGCGTGTATGAGTCAGCATCCTCAGGCACACAATCGAATTTCAATATCGGCCCGTTTTCGTCGCGCTTGACGATACGAACCGGGTTGAATGTCCCGCGCGGATATTCGACCCATCCGGGATCGGTCGGCTCGACATAATCGAACTTCTTCAGCACCCAGAAACTGCGCGGCTGGCGCTGGATGATTTGATCGAAGTAGAGCACCGATGCCAGTTCCGCAGCTTTCTGTGGCAGCATCACGATCGGCACTTCGTCTGTAACGGGATTCTGACTGATCGTCGAGCGTTGCGGACTCGGCTCGCTTCCGGTCTCATAGTCAGACAGCGGATTCTTGAAGTTGACGATTACCTTGCTCGGCAGATCGACTTCCTGCGTGCGCGCGAACTGGAACGGCTCAGGCATCTGAGCGCCGATCTCGTGTGCACAAAGATCGTCAAAGTTGACGGTAAATACCGGCGCGCCGCCGCGCTTTATGATCTTCGTCACTCCGTCCGAATCTACCGGATCGGAGTACGAATACTTCAGCATCGGCTCTATACCGCTTCTCGCCGATGCGACCGATGCTATCGAATATCCCAGCACTGGATCAGGAATCTGCGCTACGTTGATTTGCTCTGGCGTGTAGCCGGCGCGCTGTGCGATAGTTGATACGACAGCGCCAGCCGTAGTCGTCCCAGGCGTCAGGGCGGACAGCGCCACGCTGTAGGGCCAGATCAGAAAATCCGGCGCGAGGTTTTCGTTTGCCAGAAACGTCGCTACGCGGGACGATGGGTTATAGCCGAAGGCGCTCTGGTACAGGTCAGCTTGGGCACCGACGCCGCCGCTACCGGCGCCACTGTCCGGCCCGATACCAGTGCCAGCCACAACCGCCGCGCCAATCCCGTCGCTCCCTTCGATGCTTATGCCTCCATTTGCATCGACTTTCAGAATGTAATAATTACCGGATGCCGACGGGTTGAGGCACCGCATGTAAAAAATGTCGCCTGCGAGACAGATTTCTGTGGTGCCTGCGAACGATGAACCGAAATGCTCTCCTGTGCCGCCTGGTATGATGTCGGCAAATGCATGCGTGACCGTACTCAGCGTCGAGAGGTCTGACAAACTGCATTTGCGCATGATGTACGCGCCGGCACCAGCAGAATTCACCGACATTACCCAAGCGCTCGTGGTCATCAGCACCACGGCCCAGATCGTCTCTCCGACTGCCAAATCCGCCGCAAAGTCGCGCGTCGCCTCTATATTGGTAATAATGAGGCCGGAACTAATTTTCTCCCGGAACAGTTTTACCACCGTATATGTTGTCGGCGTCGCCGCGTGCGCCCCGAGCATCAGCATGTACGTCGCGAGCTTTGAGTACGCCAACACGTTCACCGGGTTATAGGCTATAAAGTCCGTTCCAGTGGCGTAGTTAACGAAGCTGCCGTCGAAGCTCTCGTCTAAAATGTCCGGTATGAAGTCATCCGGCAGAATCCAGCGATAGACGCCTTGGAATGCATTATCGACAGGTCTCACCCACGGCCTCAAATGGCCTACTTCATCCGCTGATCCGGCGATTGCCCCGTAGCCTGACGCCTGATCCGGCACTTGGAAGCGCCGCAGCATGATTTGTGCGGTTGGCGTGATCGACCAGACTTCATAAGCGGCCACGTACGCTAAGCCGGTCGTGGCTTGCGTGTACGACAACTGCCGCATGAATACGATTTCGTCGCTATTGTTCGGAATGAATGATTGCGGCCCGCCATTTGCCAACGGCCCAGCAGACGCAGGCCCTTTGGCCCATTTCTTGTTTACTATTCCTTCGTTTCCTGCATACACCAGTTCGAACTTTAACTGCCGTAGCGAATTGCCGTTGAGAATTTCGGCGTTATTCGCAATCACCACATAAGCCACGCCTCTATATGCCGGTACATTCCCGACACCATGCATCGCTTCTAACGTAGGGTCTGGCAGTTGCGTTTCTGTTCCAGGATAAAATGTGAACTGTGCAGTATTCACCGTTGGTGATAGCGGCCCTATCGCCGCTAGAATAGCGCTTCCCCACTTATGGTTAGAGACATTCATGGAACTCGCCACAATCGTCTCGACATTAGCATCCGATGCCATCGAATACCACAACTTCCCATCAAGCCATATTTTTCTAACTCCCAGACAGACGCCTTCGCCGAGCATGATGGCAACGCTCGTCGTGTAGGTGTACGTCGTCACATAGGCTTTTTGCGCCTTTATGTAATTCTTGTCTGAATGAACCGTGATTATGTCGAGATCGATCGGCATGCCAACGACCCCGACCGTACCGAAGTGAATCGGCACCATGCCGCCATAGGTCGCCGCCTGGATCGTCAGATCAGTTAGTTTCGGCCCCTCAACTTGCGCAGCTGGACTGCCGCTAAGAGCGCCGCCTACCGCCGATCCTATGGCCCAGCCGTAATATGCAAGTCCAGGATTGCCGGTAACGAATGCGGCTGCGACACCTATAATGCCGCCTACGATAGCGCCCAAAACGCTCATCTGGTACTTATTCCTCTAGGCTACTGCTACGTTCAAGCAGGGGCATTGCCCTCGCCCACAGTACGATTAAGTCCAGGCACGTCAGGAAAGCCGCGAAAGTTGTCCACGTTGCTATATTTGGTCTTGCAGTCACCCGAGACTGGCGTCGGATTCAACAACATATAGCTTGCGAGTATCTGTTGCGTTGCCGCCGCCAGATTCGATCCTGCCGATGTACGTGGCGTTTCGCCAAACGCCGCCAAGTGCGCCGCCCAGAATTCATCCCACGCTTGCTGATAGGCCGGGTCTGTGCCGTAGAACGTGGCATTCGGCGCCCATTCATCGGCAGACGTATCGACGAGTGCCCGCCTGCCTATGCCATAAAGCATCTTGTTACATCCTGGCAGTATAGAATATTCGTCGTCTATCTCGATTGTAAACGGCATGCGCAACTGAAGCGTGAAATCGCCGCCGGTGTGCATCTTGATTTCTTCAGACAATCCGATGTTTTCACCGCTCGTCCATGTCACCAGACCGAAATCGAACCACGGCGCTGCTTCGGTGCGCGTCGAATCCGAGAAATGCTTGTTGTCGCTGGTCGCAGTGACGCTACCGGTCACGATGTACGGAGCCGGATCGACTCCGCAACGCGCATCGAACACGTCAGCATCGCAAGTCGATGTAACCGTGCGCCCGATGTTCTGCGAGAGCATCTGCGACAGACTGCGGCATTCCACCGTAAATCCGATTCGGCCAGCGCTTATATTGCCGACCGTGCCGACGGCAATGATGGTTTGCCCTTGCGCCACGTTTCGGAAATTCACGTCGGCGACAAATATCGTCGCAGCGTCCCATCGCCCGGCGCTAATGTCGCTCTCTGTTATGGACGCGCTGTGCAGGAAGCCGGACACTTCCATGTTATCGACGGCAAGGCTTGCAGTGTTGGCTACGGCAGAGGCGTTAACTCCGGTGCGAGCTGCATAGCGTTCGCCGGCCTTGGTCAAATCAACATCGTTATTGGTAAACCTGAATACCGTTCCATCTTTGCGCACTACGCGCCAGATACGGGCTTCTGTTAGATCGCCCTTGGCCTGATACTCGCGGCGCGCAAGCGTGATGGTTTTCAAATTCGCGCCTCAACGATAACGATGCTTGGTGTATTCACCAACAGTTCGCCACCTTGTTGTTTGGCCTTCACCGCACGCTTTAGCTTGTTATCTAAAAACTGAGCCGGCGTATGATAGTTTCCGTACCACGACAACGCACTGGCCTGAGCCGGGAAGTTGCCGGCAGAGAACGTCACAATTCCCGTATTCATATCCAGCGCGTATGTGCCGCCGGCTGCATTTACACCATTCAGCTTGATGACAATTGCGCCGAACGGCTTTCTAATCTCCCGATACTTGGGATGTAGCGGATGTCCCACCTGTCTGAATAGACGGTATGCCCCAGCGTCGTTGCCGACTCCTACCGAGCCGATAGGATTTCCGTCAGCATCGATCGACCATAGGTAGCCTTCGCCAAGCGCGCACTGGAAACCGAATGGGTCTTGCAGCCGGAATTGATGCACATTACCGTCGCACGATTCCCAAAACCGTTCGATCTCAGTCCATTGGCTTAACGGGCGCACAACAAGCCCAGCCTGATATGTGCGCAGCGATCTATCCCACACTAAAATCGTCTGCCTGAATCCGCCTTGATTGGTAGCGGCGACGCTCATGCGCTCGATATCGCCTTCGAACTCGCCCATCGAAACAAGCTGCGGGAAAATCATGTCATCAAGGAAGGCCATGTCAGCTATTCCTCCCAGACCCTCTAATCTGCTGCCCGACAGATTCTCCCCACTGAAGCGCTGTTCTGCGATCCGCACCTTCCGGCGGCGCCACAGTGATGTTGTAGTTATGATTTACCACCGTCTCGCTCGGCTTCTGCTTAGAGACACCGAGCATATTTTCCGTGTCGCGGTTGTTGTAGACACGCGCGCCGCCTTTGGTGCGGATCAACTCCCGGCCTTCCTCGCCGGCCATGAACCAGCCCGGCGTAGTCTCGCCGCCGGTTGCTGCTCCGGCTGCGGCTTCGGCGAACATGCTGAAGAAATTCTCTGCTGCGACTGAATCAGCTCCTCCGGCAAAACTGGTCGCACCAGTCGCGCCGCCCGTACTGCCGAAATAACTGGACGCGATCTTTATTCCGGCATCGATCAATCCTCCACCACCGCCACCTGACGTTCCTGGTATCACACTGCTTAGCCCGGCCCCGCCAGCCATGGCAAGTAGATCAACGCTTTTGACGTACATCGGATTGTTCGGCGCATCACCTTTCTTGCCGCCGGCTAGACTGCCGAGCAGTGTAGACATGACGCCTGTGCTCGCGCCCGGTGCTGCTGCGCCCGTCCCGGCAAACGCGCTGAACAGATCATTGCCGACGCCGGCCAAACCACCGCCTTCCGCTCCGGCCCCAGCTTCAGCCTTGCCGCCTCCAAACAGTTTCCCAATCCAGTCGCCTACTCCTCCTATTGCCCCTCCTATTGCCCCTTTTTTCCCGAACAGCATGTCTGCGATGCTTTTCGAGGCCATGCTGTTCAGTTCATGCGTGATACTTTTGGCGAAACTCGTGAACGCTTCCTTGGCGGTTTTCGTGCCATCTATGAAGTCGGTTAGCGGGCCGCTTACATTGTCCGCAAACAAGGTGCGGAACTTGTCGCCCAGCACGTCGGCTGTTGCCGCTAGTTTTTCGAGTTCGAAGCGCGCTTGTTCGGCCTTGATCGCGAAATCCTCGTTGTCAGGATAGGACGCCGCCAGCCGCTCGTTGGCCTGCACTTCCATTTTTATTTGAACCAGCTTTTGCTGCCTGGCGGCGCCGGTAAGTAGCAGCGCATCAAGCTCTGTGATCGCACCTATTTGTCGCGACAGCGCGATACGCTCTTCCTCCAATCCAAGTTTCTGATACAACTCCGAACTAACCGACAGCGCCTCGTTGAACTGTGCCTGCGCACCTGTACGTTGCCGCAATTCGTTTACCTTACCCTGGCCGACATCATCCTTTCCGATCTTTAGCTTAGTTATCAGGTCGGCGTATTCCTTGTCGAACTTAGCCAGCGCCCCGGCTTCGGTCTGTCCCTTGCCGCGCATTTTCTCCAGCGCTGCATCCACGGACTCGATCTGCGTTTCCAGGTCTCGATACGCCTTTTCTTCCTTGAACACTGCGACCTTTCCTTCATAAGCCGCCGCCGCCGTCAGTTTCCGTTTCTTGTCGATAAGATCGTTTATCTTGCCTTGCGTCTCGGCCTGCTCTGTCGCCTTGCCCGACTTGGCCTTGTACGCTTCGAGCGCAGCGATCTCTTTGTCGTAATCAGCGATCTGGGCATTCAGCGCAACGTCTGCCGCTGTCTTGCGGCCTTCGTAGTAATCCTTGATCGAAATCAGGTGCTCGCCGTATAACAAATCGAGCGTCCGGTTCTTCTCGGATAAAATCTCGCGCTCCTCGCCGGCTTGATGTTCAAGGTCTTTTAGTTGATTGGCGAGCAAGGCTTTGGTCGGATCGTCTCTTAGGATTGCTGCACCTTTCGGCACTTTATTCCTACTATTGATCTCTGCAACCGCCGCGTCATGCTTTTTCAATAGATCGGATGCGGCTGCTTTATCCATTTGTGGATTAAGCTCTACAGCTCGCTTGTATTTGGCATCAATCTCAGCTAGTTCCTCGGCCTGTTTTATCTTTTGACTTTTGTATTTGTCGAACAATGTATCCGCTTCGCCGATAGCTTTGTTGCCTCGCGCTTTATCGGACGCAGCCTTCGCCGCTGCGTCTGCATCCGCCTTCTTCGCAAGTTCGATTGCAAGCTGGCGTTCGTCTTCGGCGTTTGCCTTGGCTTTCTCTTTTGCGCTACCAGTGGCGAAATCAGGTCTGCTAATGGATTGGATATCTGAACCTTCGGCAACTGGCTTCAGGCGCGCCGCAATGCGTTTTTGCAGTGCTTCTATCTTGTCAGTTGGAGTATCTGCTCTCCCAATATCCAGCATCGCATCCCAAGCGCGCTTCGCACCACGACTCAGGTTGCCCCATGCGGCTTCCAAATAGCCAAGGTTTTCCGCCTGATTTTTGAACCGAGCAATGACGGCCTCAGCAATGACCAACTCGGCCTTGTCCGCCTCGCCCATCTCTTCAAGCCGGCGAATGTATTTGAGTTGAGCCGGATCGAGCAGGTTTAATTGCTTGTTGTGCTCAGTCGCCCATTTAGCAACGCCACCTGACATAGTGGCGAAGTCTTTGACGACTTCATCTGTAGATTTGCCGCTCGCTACCGCAAATAGCGCAGCCGCCTCAGACATTTTCGTGAGCGATTTGCCTGTGAATTGTCCTGTATTCACAAAGCCCATCAGCGCCGCGCGCGCTTCTCCCATGCTGACTGTTGCGGATGCAGCAATGCTCTTGGACATTGCATTGAACCTGTCCTCCGTCAGACCTGCGTAGTTGCCAGTCAGCAGTAGCGCCTTGCCGAATGCCTGCGATTCCTGCATGCCCTTGTACCATGCCAGACCCAACGTACCGACCACCGCCGCCGCCGTTCCTACACCGAGTATCATCGGAGTAATCAACGCCGTTACGCCCTTGAATGCCGCGCCGATCCCACCGAATGTTCCGCTCAGTTGCGAGCCTTGCTGAATGAAGGCGATTAGCGGCGATTGCCCGCTTGAAATTTGAACGAAGAAATCGTTCAGTTGGTACGACACCTGCTGCATTTGCAGCGACGTTTTTCTGGCAGAGTTAGACATGCCGTCGAACGTG